AAAGATCAGTTCCTGATTGATCGTGAAGCAAAACACGTATCAAACGAACTGATACCGCCAAACACAAAAACAAAGCGATTTAAAGACCTTTTTTTTGAATCGCGTGAATATTCAAACACTATTTTTCAGCAGTTAAACAATCTAAACAACTTAAACAATGGCAGCGACTAACAACAGCGGCAACAACCAGGACGGAAAGCGTCACTTTCAAATTGGCCGAGAAAACGGATCGAAGACAGGCAAAGCGGTGATCCTTGAATGGCTTCCAGAATTGCCAGCAGAAACAGCAGGCAGGAAGTTTGAAACGCGGACATCAGAAAGCGGATCAGTTCGGCACTATGAGGTATTCACCGCAATTGATGGTATCCTGATTGACCTGCAATTGAAAAACCGTATCATCCTGAATGAGGAAAAAACCTTCCTTATTGCCACATTGGATGATGGATTTGAAGTTCAGGAGATTCAGATCGGAGACGTAGATGGACGGTATTCGATGGACTTATTGAAAACGCTTCTAAACCCGTCAATTGATTTCAAAAAGAAGCTGCGATTTTCGCCGTATGCTTACGTGAAAGATGACAAGCAGCGAATGGGTATCAGTGTGTACAACGGAGTTGACCAGATCAAGTGGTTTGAAACCGGATTGTACAAAATCGCTGATCCGGAGCAGACAAGCCACAAAGGAAAAACCCTTTGGAACTTCCTGCCTGTCTTTGAAAGCCTATGGAAACACGCAACCGAGAAGGTGATGCCGATCATTCAGAAGAATACGAATGTGCTTCCGCAGGCTGATCAGAAACAGTCAGCGCCAGCAGCAAAAACGCATGAGGATCTACCATTCTAAAAGCAATCTCATTAACACGTCAGGGCAGGGGCAAAACGCTCCTGCCCTAAATTACCGAAAAAATGAAAAGCAAAACGCAACTAATAATCATCAAGGCGCATGAGATTGCGCAAAAGCATGGCATCACAAAGAAAGAAATGGCTGAAGCCATGAATATTGCGCCGCAGAATTGGAATGTAGAATTTGGCGTTGATGCTTCGCCAAAAATGGATCGGGTAATAAAGTTGGCCGATTGGATTATGCAAAAAACAGGATTTTCACCATTAGAAATCGTATCAGAATGGACTTAAGTACTAAGATGTTATGCAAGTACATGGCAGCAGAAACCAAAGCAGGAAAACTTTTATGGTTGGATAAAATACATGAAGAGTTCCAAAAAAAGGGTCATCCAACACTTTCGCAGAAAAACAACGTAGTTAAAAGACTGAATGACATATCTTTCAATTACGTATTGTTTGACGGCAAAAAATACGAAATTGCAAGCGTTAAAAAGATGAAACTAAAAAACGGGAAAGAGGTGAAAGCCTTTGCTTTCGTAATAAAAAAAGAAGAAAATAACCAGTCAGAAATAGAATATGAAAAAGATTAAACTTATGTATGAACAAGCCCTGATGATTCTTGGCTTTATATTTCTTTGTTCACTAATTGTAAAACACTGCTTATGATGCCCATAGTTTTTTGCTTTTTCCTTATCGCATGGGCCTTGGGAGCCGCTTATTTTATTCACGAATCAATCATTGACATCAAGAAAAAGGACAAATGAAAGTAGAACTGATTTCAACAACACAAGACATGGCCGGAGAAATGACATCCGAGGAACTTATCGGAAGAATCGCCAGGGTATCCAATCCAAGCAATGAAAACAACACAGAAACAATGGGCGGCCTGATTGCCTACATGATTAAGCACAAGCATTGGTCGCCATTTGAAATGGTTGATATGACTGTGAAGATCACAACAAGCCGAGCCATTGCAGCGCAAATACTTCGCCATAGATCATTCAGTTTTCAGGAGTTCAGCCAACGGTACAGCGAAATAAATACCATCGAACCAATTGAATTTCGGAAGCAATCGGAAAAGAATCGGCAGTCATCGGAGGAAGTGCATCCGGATGACGCAAAATATCGGATTCAGTTTGAAGAAATTGGCGATCTACTTGTTACGATGTATTCTGAAATGGTTGAAAAAGGAATTGCGAAGGAATGCGCAAGGATGATCCTTCCGTTGGCCACTACCACAACATTGTATATGAAAGGATCGGTACGGTCTTGGATTCATTACCTGCAACTTCGATGCGCTGAAGACACGCAACTGGAACACCGATTTGTCGCTGATCAAATTAAACGTATTTTTTCCATCCAGTTTCCGCGTGTTGCAAAGGAGGTTTTCAATGATTAGGATGACAAGAAAAGAGATAGCGCAGCACAGCGCCGACATACAGAGACAAATTAAAATGGTGATGTATAAGGGAATGACGTTGGAAGAGATGGCACAATACCTAAATGAAAAAGGGTATGAGACAATCGAAGGAACGGACATAAATATTTGGGTAGTCGCTTACCACTTAAGAGAAGTCAGAAAAACACTAAAAAAACGAAACCATGAAGTACAAATGTAGGTGCAGTGCCATCGGTGAAATAATGACAGAGCCTAAGTCGAAAAAAGATGGCAACCTATCCCAAACAGCAAAAAACCATTGTGAATCATGGCTGAAAGAAAAACTGTACGATCGAAGAAAGCAGGTGAAATCAAAGTACCTTGAAAAAGGATTGTCAGTTGAAAATGATGCTATATATTACGCGTCTAAGAACCTGAACTGGGGAGAAACTGTAAAGAACACTACACGACTTGAAAACGATTTCATCCAAGGTGAATGTGACGTACTAACGGATACGCACGTCCACGACATAAAAGCGTCTTGGGATTTCGATACCTTTCCGCTGTTTGAAAAATCCATTCCAACTAAGGTCTATGAATGGCAGGTACAGGGTTACATGATGCTGTACAACAGAAAGCAGGCAAGCGTAACGTATGCGCTGATGGATATGCCGATGGAGATCATTGATCGGGAGGTCAGATGGAATCTTGGTGAAACCTTCAGCCGAAAGCAGTACGATACTTTTATTAATCAGTTTATTTATTCGCACCTGAAGCCAAACCTTAGATTGAAGCAGTTTCATTTTGAGTATTCGGAAGAAAAAGCGGAAGCAATCAAAAACCGTGTTGCAGAATGTCAGGAATACATCAATGACTTGTTTGACGAAATTTACCTGAAACGATAACTACCAAACCAAACCAAATGAAAACACTTTTCTTTATCATGATTCCATTCTTTGCAGCAGCGCAAAATCAATGCTGTAATATTTACCCAATCTGCACGATCGAAGACAATGGCAAAGTGACCGCCACCATCGGGGATAATCAATATGCGCTTTTCAGCCTGAATGATGCGGAAAACATTTTTTACGGAAGGTCTTTCGCGTTCTGGACTTTTCAGCCAGGCATTCATAAAGTTTGCGCAACCGCAACCGACAAAAATGGGCAGGTATGTACAACCTGCCTATTTTACGAAGTTGACACGATTGATTCCAAGCAGGTAGATAACTGCATCAACACAGAATGGATTGACACTTCAGGGATATATATTTTTGAAGAAAACAAGGTTTGCGGATGCGATGGTGTTGAGTACTTCAGCGAATGGACGGCACGGCAAAACGGTGTTACTAAGTACTCTATTGGCTCCTGCTGCTTTGAATTGCCAACAAGTACATTTGATACTAATTTTGTCAAAATTAAGGCTTTCCCAAACCCAACATTGGACACAGTCAGAATTGAAGCCTTTCAACTTGAACAGGTATGTGTTTATGACGCAAAAAAACGCCTATTACAGACGGTTAATTGCTACGATGACAGTACTACACTATTGCTTGATAATTATGCAGCAGGAGTCTATTTTTTAGCTATTACGGCAGACGGTAAGAAATTCACAAGAAAAATCATAAAACAAACAAAATGAACAAAGAAAAAACGCCATTTTCTGCACACAAACACGCGGAAAGATTATCAACGGTAATAAACAGCATCGCAGATGCTGTATTGGAATATTCCGTGAATCACGTTGAACCGCCAGACCTGACCATCAAGACGTTTGAATCAAGTATTATAATTTTTCAATTCGCCTTAATGGATCACTTGTGGAAACTTCAAGTTGTCGAAAATATGCCGCAGGAACAGCGAGAAGAAATGGCAACAGCAGCAGGAACCAAGCTGCGTGAATTGGTCAAGACGTTCACCGGCATAGACACACATTCAATGTATCCAGAAAATTAAACAAAATGGAAGAAAAAGTAAACAATCCAATACACTACCATCCGGGAACCTACGAAGCCATAAAAGTCATCAACGCCTGGGGACTTGGCTTTTCCCTTGGAAATGTCTTGAAGTACATTTCAAGGGCAGGCAAAAAAAAAGGTTCTTCTGAACTTGAAGACCTGAAAAAAGCGCAATGGTACTTGAACAGCGCCATTCAGGATTTGGAGGGGAAAATAGAACCAGTACCTAACAATGAAGATTTAACCCCATTAGATACAATAGAAAAAAGTCTGGAGTGTCGGGCGATTAAAAAACACCTAATAAATAGTAATGACGGAGTATTTATGACTGCTACGGAAATTAAAAAACTATTGGAAAATCCGCCATTTAATTATGGTATTAGCTCATGGCAAAGTATAGTAAGGGTTTGCTATAAGTTTGGATGGGAGAGGATATGTAGGAAACAGCCCGATAATACAGTGATTTTTGGATACAATATAAAAATTATAAATCAACCAACTAATGATGCAAACGAATCCGATTCAAAACTATGAAGACTAAAGAAGAAATATTCGAAGAAGTAGTAAATTACGCACACATAGAAGGGCATTACAATAAGCATGACATCCTTTTGGCCATGCAACTTTACGCTGATCAATTTCAGGCCCCACAAAAAAGAAGACTTCTTTCGCCTGACCAATGGGGTAGCATCACCACAAGTGTGTTGACATTTGTGGCGGGAAGAATTGGCAAGAAAATAGTTAAACCTTGAAACGAAGAAAAACAAATATGATCTACCGTGACCATTTTCAAAATTACAAGCGATATACAATACCAAAAGCGCAGTTGATTATTGCCGATATTCCTTACAACCTTGGCAATAACGCCTACGCTTCTAATCCTGCATGGTATAAGGATGGGGACAACGCAAACGGAGAAAGCGCATTGGCCGGAAAATCATTTTTTGACACAGACGAGGATTTTAGGCCCGCAGAATTTATGCACTTTTGTAGCACCATGTTGAGGTCTGAAGGGAAAAAAGAAAAGGTGGAAGGTGAAACAAGACAAAAAGGTGACGCACCATGCATGATTATTTTTTGTGCTTTCGATCAACAAATGTACTTGATTGAGCTGGCAAAAAGATATGGTTTAAACAATTACATAAACCTTGTTTTCAGAAAAAACTTTTCAGCGCAAGTGTTGAAAGCGAACATGAAAATAGTGGGCAATTGCGAATACGCTTTGGTTCTTTATCGCGATAAATTGCCAAAATTCAGAAACAATGGTAAGATGGTTTTTAATTGCATGGACTGGCCAAGAGACAATGAAAGCGAAAAGATCCACCCAACCCAAAAGCCCGTTGAGTTGTTGCAAAGACTGATTGAAATATTTACCGATGAGGGTGATGTGGTCATTGATCCGGTAGCGGGAAGCGGTTCGACACTTGTAGCAGCAGAAAGGATGAACAGGAAAGGGTATGGATTTAAAATTAAAAAGGAATTTTGGATGAAGGCAAACAAATGGCTTTTAGAGGAAAAACAGGTAAGAATTGACATTGAAAACTTTGGATTTGCAAAGTCAAAGCTTGAAAAGATAAACCCAACTTTATGGAGTTGATTTTTCGTATCTTTGCAGCGCCAAAAGCGGCCACAGGGCTGGTAATCCTGTTTTAAAGCATAAGTAACAGATTTTAAAAACGCCTTTAGTCAGGCAGGTAGTGGTGATTTAATGCTTTACACCACATGGCACACCAACGCCACCTCCTGACTAAAGGCGTTTTTTTTATTTAAAAAACCACACAATGAGCCAACAAAGAGAATTTACCGGAGTATTCATTCCTGCACATATCTGGGAACACCCCGAATTGACATCATCCGAAAAAATGATGCTGGGAGAAATTGACGCGCTTTCAAAGTCGAAAGGATGGTGTTTTGCAAGCCGAAAACACTTTGCCAGTTGGCTTCGATGCACCGAAAGCAATATCAGCCACTATCTTACCAAGTTACAGCAGCTTGGTTTCATTGAATTGGTACGTGTACCGGGATCAAGCACCCGTATTCGGCTAATTTCAGGCCGTTTTTATGGTGATGAGGTAGTGAATCCCACTCACAGGGGTAGTGAGTCCCACTCACAGGGGGGGTTAGCCCCACTCACGGGGGGGGTGAGTGGGGTTCACTATAAAGAGAAGTTAAATACAAATATAAATTCAACTTCTAAAAAAGGAAAAAAAGTTGAAGAAGTCAAAGAGGATCTAACAAATAACTTTTTCCTAAAAGACTTTTTCCCTGAAGACAAAAACCATGAATTACCCGCGGCGGCAGCGGCGAGCTTTAATCAAGCCGATGAGATTGACGCAATGGAAACAAATTACCTGATTATAGAAGCCTTCACAATGGCGGCAAAGGTTCCAAAAGAATGCTTTGTCCGCTATCTAATAGCTTTCAGGGCAATAGTTAACGCGACCGAACAAAAGCACAACAACCGATCAGAACTTCGAAACCACTTCCTTAATTACAGCAGGAAACGGTATGCAGGTGAGGTCAGCCAAGGTAGCAGCAGACCAGAAAGCGGCCTGCCTAAGAACCTAAGACGTTTTTAGGCACTACATGGCCGTATCTTTGCTAAAACCACAAATGATATGACCATAAAACTAAATGAAGCAGAGTACGATGTAATTGCGCAAATAGCGGCACTACGCACCAAATCAGCAAGAGCCGCAAACGTTAGGGATATGAAGATGGGGCCGCAGTCCGGAATACAGATAGACTTCGATGGTGTGATGACGGAATATGCTTTTTGTAAGCACGAAAATATATTTCCTGACATTGTAGCAGGAGCAAGATCAGGTACTTATGATTGCTTCTGGAGGGGAGCCAAAACAGACATTAAAAGCACGAGGTACAAAACAGGGATGCTACTTGGAACAATGAAAAAAAACCCTGATGTCGAGGTATATGTGCTTGCAATCATACACAAAGATGAAACCATTGAATTTGTTGGATGGGCAACACAGGACGAACTATACAGGGATGAAAACATAAAAGACCTTGGAAGGGGAAAAGGCTACGCATTACCACAATCAAAGTTAAATCCATTTTAAACAATTAAACAAAAAACGAACATGAAGACAGATGAAACAGTAACAATTTCTTGGTGGTCTGGCGGCATAACATCCGCAGTTGCTTGTAGAATTGCGCTTGAAAATTACTCAAACGTAATGCTTGTTTATATTGAAACAGGCAGCCATCATCCCGATACGATGCGATTTAAGAAAGATTGCGAGAAATGGTATGGGCAAAAAATAGAAACAATACAAAATAATAAATACGATGACCATATTGATGTGATTCTTTCTGAAAAATATGTAAATGGCCCAAATGGGGCAAGATGCATTTCTGAACTAAAGAAAAAAGTTAGGCAAAGATTTGAAAAAAAAACAAATATAAACGCGCAAGTATGGGGCTATGAATTTGATGCAAAGGAAATAAATAGAGCCATCAGAACACAAGAGCAATACGGTTATACAAATCCATTATTTCCATTAATTCAAGATAAATTAACAAAAAAAGAATGCGCAGGAATATTATTTGGAGCCGGTATTGATTTACCTGAAATGTACAAACTTGGATATAACAACAATAATTGCATCGGCTGCGTAAAGGGTGGGATGGGTTACTGGAATAAAATTAGAATTGATTTTCCTGATACTTTCAAAAAAATGTCAGAAGCAGAAAGGGAAGTTGGTGCAACCTGCCTAAAAGATACCAATGGCAATAAAATATATCTTGACGAATTGAACAAGTCAGCTGGAAGGGACGAACCAATAATAATCCCTGAATGTGGGTTATTTTGCCAAGTAAAATTTTCTGATATAATGAGCGAAAGAGTTAGCGAAATAATTAATTCCAAAAAGTCTATTTACGATTTTTAAACAAAAAACGAACATGAAGACAAGCGTAAACTTATGGATCAGCATATTCAAGCAATATGCCACCGAAACAAACAATTTCACAGTAGAATTAAAGCAGCTTTCTGACAACGAAATACTGCTGCTTAAACCCGTTTCTGCTGAATTTATATCCCTGACACCTCGCATCCTTGGTATATCGCCAACCGACAAAAGGGCCTACATAAAGCAGTCGGTCAAGTACCTATCTGTTCTTCGATCCATGCAGGTCGAAGCATTGGAAAAAATGTTTGAATCCAACGACGATGAGCATATATTCTGATCTCATTTCGGCCTACGAAAAAGCGGCGGATACATTGGCAGGCAAGGTAATTGATGAGCCATACAACTTCCACCAGATAGCAGGGTTAATCACAACCGGACTACTGAAGACAGAAGGTCTATCAGGATCAATCATCGAAACGGCAGCCAAGCAATACAAGGAAAAAAAGGAATATTCAGCGCATACTATTGCGCGATTCCTTCACATTGAAACTTCATACATATACGATATTGCAGGCAAAGATGAAGGAATTGACCTATCAACAGCTTTCAGTTTCTTCTCCGATCTGTACGGCCAGAAAGTTGAAATGGATATTGCCCAAAACGTTGAAGGGTTGGTGTATCGGGGTGAAACATCGGAACAGATTCGCATCAAAAGTGACCAGATGCGGAAAGATTCAGGACTTGTAGTAAGAAATGCCGGAAGCGATGGTAAAGAAGAATTTGAACAAGATCTACAAAACGCCATCGAAGGCCGTGTAATCAATTACCCGATTAAACCGCCAATTGTGGCCATGAGGAAGATTATACGCCATCACGAACCAGGGGAATACATTGTGGTTGGTGGTCGCACGGGAATGGGAAAGTCTTTCATTGGCCTAAATTATATCTATTCCGCATCAAAAGAGAATATCCCGTCTTGCTATATCAACTTGGAGAATACGCCTAAAAATATCCAAAAACGTGTATGGCAGATGCACACGGGAATCAAGTACGAACACGATATGTCCCTGCTTTCAGATGACATGACCAACAAGGCAATGCAAGGATGGGAAGATGTTAAGAAAATGCCGTTCAAGTCACACCATACAGGCAGATCAGTGCAGACCATTCTTAACACGATCCGGCAGGACTACTACGAACGAGGGATACAGTTGGCTGTCATTGACTATATCCAGTTAATGAAGGATAATACACTGAAAGGATCACGTGCGGATCAGATTCAAGAGATCAGCGCCGAAGTTCGCGCATTATGTCTTGACCTGAAAATACCACTTATAGCATTGGCGCAGATCGGCAGGGAAGCAGAACGATCAACAAGCAAGCGTCCGGCACTGTCAGACCTGAAAGGTTCAGGAGGGTTAGAAGAAGACGCTGCCACTGTACTGCTGCTTTTCCGTCCATCGTATTATGACATAGAAACGGATGAAAGCGGCAACATATATGCCGAAAACTACGCAGACATTTACATCGCAAAAGGCAGGGATGTGGGTACAGGATTGATTGAATGCAGATTCGATCCAGTACGGGGATTCCATGACAAGAGCGAAACAACACCATCTTTCACCGAACCGGTACCGTTCAAGATACCGGACAACCTAAAGCGATATGATAGAGAAGACGTACCTTTCTAATAGAAGCCACATGGAAAACCTGCCAAATGAGTATAGGAACATGGCATCTTCATTGTACACATTTGAAGCCAATGAAATGACAGTGGTGCATCTTCAGAACTTCATGATTTATGCCCACAACAATGATTCAGCGATTAAGACACGCGAAGAATTGATCGAAAGAATATGTTGGTATGAACACATAGATATAGTTGCTGCGGTGCTGAAAATTTATGACTTGTTTTGCAAAAAATACAACCTATGAAACACTTGGGACTATTTGAAGGTATTGGCGGGTTCTCCCTTGCTGCTCGGTGGGCAGGTTGGCAGACAGTAGCTTGGTGCGAATGGAATGATTTTGGGCAAAAAATATTATCTTATCACTTTCCAAATGCGGAAAAACATGGAGACATTACAAAATCAGACTTCACAAAATATAGG